ATTGGGCGTCACGTTTGCCGGCGGGATATAGGTGATCCCAACCGTATCGCCAATCCCGCTACCGGTCTCGGCTTCGGCCTCGATCTCCGGATGGATCGATCCACTTTTACTGTCGATCACCAGCTGGATCCGCCGCGGGATCAACTTGCGGGTCGACCAGGTGATACCGCGCTTGGTATCTCCGCTGGCGATCGATTGGGTCAGGTACTGCAGCGGGGCAATGTCGATCATGCGGTTATTAGCCGCGATCTTAAGCGGTATCACCGGCTGCGGGTTGTTTCTCAGCGCCAGTATCAGCCCGCTCAACTCGTTGGCCTGGTCCTGGTCGGCCACGATATAGCCGTCCACCGGCTCCCCGCGGCCATAGGTGCCGCTTAGGTTGCCTGGCGCCCGGCTCCAATATTGGGTGGCGATCATGCCAGAGCAGGCCACCGCGCTCAGCTCGACGATCGAGGTGGATTTGATCACCCGCCGCTCGAGCTGGATGCTGTCCTTCCAATTTGCCTTGGAGACGTCCATCACCACCGGGATGGTCGATCTTGGCACCGGCATGAGCTGCGAATCGATTTGAATAAAAATCCGGCCATAGCGATCACAAATTGGCGCCGCTCCAATCCGCCTGGCAATGTTCTTTAACGTATCCCACACGGATCCCAAACCGCCATCCAACGACAGCGCCAGGGTGGTATCGCCTGGCAGGATTATATCGGTGACAGCCGTGATCGTGCTGCGCCAGTGCGCCACGTGCCAGAGCGTTTTATCTACGTCCAGGTCCTCTAACTGGGCCCAGGTGGTTGGATTGGCGCCATCCACATTTTTTAGTACCACCGCCTGGGTATCAATCTGCTGCAGCCACCAGCCCGGCCCGCGTACCGTGAATTTGACCGATCCAGCGCGTGGGTTCCAATCGATGGTCTCGCCCGCGATCCACCCGCAGGCGATCACGTTTTCCCAGCCAGGCACGGGGCCGATCGATTGTTTGGTGTCGCCGTACCAATCCTCGGCAAACAGCACCACCAGGGCGCGCTCGGCCACGTTGGCCAGGTCGGCATGCTCCCACAGCGTGGCTTCGAACTCCCACACACCGCTGTCGGCGTCTCCAGTCGGATTGCCCACGGCCGCCTGCTGGCTTAGCAGGGCCGGCGCATTATCCTGATCCCATATGAGCACCCAACGATAACCAGTGGCGGTTTTTGCATTCTCGGCAGTCACGGTCAGCTCCAGGCGGTACCAACCCGCCGCGCTAAACTCCAGGGTGGGCGCGGCGGTATCATCGTCGGTGATGATCACCGCCGCCGGCCCGCTGGCAGTCCAGGCATAGGCATCCGCAGCAACCGCCGACCCAAGGCAGTACGATACGCCAGGTACAAGGGTAAGACTCACGCTGGCCTCGACCAGCTCAACTACTGCCACCAGCGGGCCCATGATCGGGACCGGGTCCATGTCTGCATGCTGATCGTCGTCGTAATTGATCTCGCTGTCGATGCAGATCAGGCCGCCCTCGCTGTTGGCCGGCTTATCCAGCAGCGGGAAATCATTGACTACGGTCAGGTAGTCTTCATCCGCGAAGGCGATCTCCGAGGTCTCACCGATATAAAATACCGTTGGGCTGGGAGTGCTCCGGATTCGTACAAAGCCCTTATCGGATCCGTCGGGCGAAGATCCAACGAACATCAACATGCCGGGTAAGACAAGTCCAAGGGATCCGGAGACCTCAACATAAGTGATCGCGTTGAGCATATCGGTCGAGAGGACGGTCTGGTCGACCCGCGCTCGATAGACTACCGTCATCGGTTTGATCGCCAGGTAAAACTTGCTCTTCTGGCCATGACTGGACAGCAGCGTGGATTCATCACCGGTGAGTGCGCGGGCCATCATGATAAAGCCCCTACAGATGCATAATATTTTCCGGACGCCGTCAACGCACCAGTTTCCCAATCCACTAAATTCACGCCGTCACCAATCGCCCAGGGTTCACCGTGCGAACGGTTGGTAAAAGCCGCATAGCGTTCTATCCATGTTCTACCCTCGATCCAGCTGGTCAGACTGCTCAAGTTGGCGATATTCCCACCCGTATCATTGTATTCCGTGATCCATAGCTTTCCACCCAGGAGTGTATGCTGTTTTGTCCACCAGGACTTCAAGTGAGCCGCAGTGATCCAGCTTTCTACGTACCCGTGTACGTGATAAGCGTAAGGCCTCGGGACCTTTAGACAGGTGATCATGCTCTTGAAACATTTGAGCCACGAGCCAGAATAAACGCTGTCCCAGGCAGATACTCCGCCAACGACCATTTTGGCCTGGGGGTAAGCCTTGATCAGTGCGCGATACCTGACTGCGGCCTCATCTGGCGCCACATCGCAGCCATTTGGTTCTTTTAAGTTTGGCTCGTTGAACACCAATAAATAGCCGGCATAATCAGCCGGAAGATCGACGATTGATCCGTCCCGGCTCATCGGCACGTAGCGCGGATCGGTAATTCCCGCATCGCAGCCCCAGGTGTAGTACCAGGCGCAATTGAGCGCGTCCAGGTCTTGTGGGTATTCTGCATGAGCCATTGCCAGGCCCTTGATCGGGGTCATGCTGGATGCTCTCCCGAGCATGTGACAGTCCAACCTGCAGCCACCAATGTATCCAGATCAGCCCATCCAAGGTTGCTCGGAGCCGCGTTATCAATCAAAATCACTCCAGGAAATTCATAAGTGATTGAACCACTCACCGCCACAAGGCGGGAAAGCCACAGATCGACCTCCGCTTGCGATAATCCGCAGTTGTTTATAGATGCGGCATTGAAAACGATCATGTTGCTCAGTATGGGAACACCAGATAAAGATACTTGCCCGCCATAATAGATGTAAAAGGTGGCTGGGAATATCCAGTTGCCGATGTTGCCGCTTAGTGCCGTGCCAAGTACAGATAAATATTCCAGATTTGCAGGCAGTACCCAAAGGCTCACATTTCCTGTCACCTGTAGATAATCCAGAAATAAAGTGCCCAAACTTGCAGGCAGTACCCAATGGCTTATATCGCCCGTTACCGCAACAACATCGTAAGCATAGATTTCAAAATCTTGCATGGCCGGCGGCAATTGCCAGTTGCCAATATCTTGCGACCAGGCGGCATTATCATAAAGATAAAATACTTCCAAACTCTGGAAACCCTGGATTGGACTTAGTACGCTTAGCACTTTGTCTTCGGATATATCGATTTCCAAGAGATAGGTGGACTGGTTAGGCGCAATCAACTTAATGTCGTATGATCCGCCCGCTGTATAGACATGGTTAAGTGTCACCCCGCTGGTAACAGCACTCATGGCAGTACCATCACCCCAATCGACCACGGCCGCCGGCGCGCCAGCGCCAAAGGTGAAAATGGGCGTGGTGGCTTCGCCATCGGCGACAAGAACTTGATATTGAAACATATCCATCTTTTCCAAACCCTCGAAGCGGATGACCAGGTCCTTCACCTGCCCGGCCTGGATGATGGGAGGATCGTCTGGCCAGACCATCGTCGCCAGATAAATTTGGTAGGTCCCGATATCGTCAATCGTAGTGATATAAACCGGCGCGGATGCGTTTGGGCAGAATCCACGCAGCTGAATGAGCTCCGCCACTTCCAACACCGGGAAACGCCACTCAGCCGATGGCCAGCCTACTCCCAGTTTTGTCATATTCCCCAGATCATTCAATTCGGCATATGGCCGAAATGGGGCCTGTGGAGGCGTTAGGATCGGCGTAGTAAGATCGCTGAGCCGAGTCAGGCCTTCTATACCGTTTTCATATGCAGCTATCGCCAATTCGCTCATGCCGGCTCTCCCAGTGCTTCCACCAGTTTGTTCTCGACCATATCCTCGAACCAGGCTGCCAGGGATGCTTTTTGACCGGCGGATAGATCGCCCTGGATGGTGATCGGGCCTACGTTGATGCTGCGGCCGCCGGCGCCCCCCGAGCGCATCCCGCTTACCGCCTGCATCACCGCCCCAGTGGTTTGGACCGTGGCCGCAATCGGGCGGTCGCTGAACTCGCTCACACCCGCCTCGAGCCCCAGCATCATGTTCTTGCCGATTCCAGCGAAAACCCTCGAAGGGGAACCCAGGTTCAATAACTTTTTCACCGCATCGATCACGGATTGGATGACGTTCATAACAGTCTGGACGACAGTGATAGCATAAGAGATGATCCCGTTGATGAACCCGGACATCAAGGCCTGACCGGCCTGGTAGAAGCTCTTGGCCCAGTTGACCACCGTCTGCCAGGCGTTCCGCAGCATGCCACTGATGGCCTGGCCGACCCCGGCCAGCTTCTGGCCGATCAGCTGGGGCAATGTGCCGAATTTAGAGACAACCAGTATCACCCAATTCACAATCGATCCCCAGGCGATCTTGAGTTGGGCATTAATGGCCTGGCAGACCCCGGTCAGCTTCTGGTTGATCAGCTGCGGCAGCATCCCGAAGATGCCGCCGATCATTTGAATCGTATTCCAGGCTGCCGGCCCGAGCTGGACGATGGTGAAGATCAGCAGCCCGATCGCCGCGATCAGCACAAAGATGGGAAAGCCGATCGCCAAGAAGCCCACCCCGATCGGGGCGAGCGCAGCCGGAAGCCCGACCAGGGCCGGTATCAGCGTAGCCGTAAAGAACGTCCCAACACCCGCCATCACCCCACCCGCGCCGAATAGGCCGGCGATGGCAGTGAATGCGCCGATCAGCTGTCCGGCAATTACTAACACTGGGCCCACTGCAGCCGCCAGGCCGAGCATCACGATAATAAAGGTTTTAACCGGAGCCGGAAGATTATTTAAAAATTGCAAGATTGGGATCAAAGCTTCCATGAACTTGACCAAAACCGGTATGACTAACTGGCCAAATGAAGCTCCGACATCCGTCGCGAGAGCCTTCAGTTTCGCCATCGAGGCCCCGGCATCGTTGGTTTGGCTGGCGAAAAATCCCTGATATTTCGTTGTCTGATCCAGGATGATCTGGTAGGCGGCCGTCGCCCGGGTGGCATCATCCATCGCCCCGGCGCCAGAATAGATACCCATTTCGTATGCTTTAGCCTTAATTCGAGCGTCATCGATGATGATGCCAAACCTTTTCAACTCTCCCCCGCGTCCCGCAAGCGCCGATTGCAGTGCATCGAACATGGTAGATGGATCCACGTTCTTTAACTCGCCCAGGTCTACCGCCAGAGATACCAGTTTGGTGGACATATCGGCGGCTTTATTTTGGGCCACACCCATGTTGGTGAGGAATAATCCAAAACTGCCCGCTGCCTGTTCAGCGGCGCTCTTGCTTAATCCGAGATTGATAGCCGCACTTTGGGCCCATTTTTCCACTACGGCCTGCGATTCCCCAAAAGCCATCTTGATCATATCGGTTGAATCGTTAAGATCGGAGGCAAATTTAACCGACGCAGCTCCGGCAGCAATGATAGGCAGGGTGACGCCGGCCGTTATCACTCCGCCGACCTTGGTCATCTGGTCGCCGATCTTGGTCAGCTTCTTGTAGGATGCCTGCATGCCACTTTCGAAGGAGCTCACATCTGTGATGAGCTTCACAATTAATTTGGCTAAAGTTGCCATAGCAACCTCTCTTCCTTGTTTTTATTGGCCGCATCTCGACGAGCTTGTGACCACGGCTTACCTTTGAGAGCATCGGAATGTTTCTTGCAAGCCTCGATAGAACGAGGCTTTTGCTTTCTCCCTTTATTTGCCATTGAAATTTTCTCTCGGTGTTCGGGAGAACATATTTTTCCTTTATGCGCTTCAATAAATTTTTTTCTTGATTCGGGTGTTCTGCGAATTACGTTGATCTTTTCTTGAACCTCAAGAGAAGGACCTTTTCCATTATGTGCTTCAGATAGTTTCTTACGATATTCAGGAGAAAAGGTTTTTCCTTTGTTGGGACCTGGTTTTCCTAACCTGGCATTATTCATTTTTTCTAATTGTTCTTTAGTGATGGTGCGTCCTCGACCTGCGAGACTCATCTTCTCTTTTGTCTCCTGGCTATGTGCTCCATGATATTTCGAACATGGCGCACCACCAATAAGATTGTAGCCAGTTGGAGATAAAGTTCCGAAAGAAGTTATGGCTGCGTTTTCGTGATAATTGGCCACGTTGACTTCATCGAAGATTGCAAGAATGCTGAAATCGAAATGATCAATACCATACTTATTTACCGCATGATTGAAATAACGGCTTCCGCTTTTACCTTCGGCATGCTTTCTTTTGCGTCGTTCCAGGTCTCCCGTAACGCCAATATAAGCCTTGCCGCTCTCACGATTTCGATAATGGTAAAGATAGAATAGACTGTTCGTATTCATCATTCCTTTTTCTTAGCGCCCAGCGTCCCAAATATGGCTTTTGCCTTTTCGAATAAGACGGTATCCGGATTGACTTCCGATTCCTCTGGCTTTTCCAGGTATGTTTCTCTCATAAAATCGACCGGCTTGAATGGCTCCTTTTTCTTCTTTACATCCCTGGCGGTTTCCGCCACGATACTGGCTATCAACGCTGCCCGGTATTCTTGCTGGATCTCGCCCCAGGGTTCAAGCGTGTAATACGCCATCCATTCGACCAGCTCTCTGGAGGATATCCGCCCCAGCAATTCAGCCACCGTGCAGCCCAGCGCCAAAGCTAAGCGGAAGCTGAACCTTCTAAAGGGTTTTCTCGCAGCTCATCCACCAGTTCTTCGATATCGTCTTCGGTGACTCCGGCCAGGTCAGTCACCAAATCGAAAATGCGATCGATCGCAGCCGAATTCTTCTGGCCCAGGGAGATTATCTGGGCATCAGTGAAAAGGCGCTGCCCATTTTCATCAACCACGGCCATAGCCACCAGTTTAGCGCGGGCGTTCACCAGGTTGATGTCCCTATTTTTACCTTTACCAACTATGATCGACTTCTGATAGCGGTCATACTCGGCCGCAGTCATGCTGCGTACCAACACCCAAGAATCCCATTCCGGGATGTAAAGTTCTTCCGTTTTGATATCTTTGATGGCTAAAATCTGGTCGCCTTTTAGAAATCTTTTTTCACTCATTGCGCCTCTCAGTTCAGATTTTTACGGAGATGCCCACCAGGTTATGGATGCATGCCATAACCTGGTGGACATAGATTATGTGGTCGTGGTAAAGCTGACTATACCCTCCAGGTGCTGGCCGTAGATATCCACTATGCCGTAACTCAGTAGATGCAAAGTGGTGCCAGCCAGGGAAGCATGCGCCAGCGTCACTGTCTTGCGATCAGTGGATAATGTCGGGGTCAAAGCTACTTTTACACCCACGGCAGTTGCCAGGACCAGGCCCCATTCCGCATTGGCAGCCAGGCGGTTGTTGAAGACCACCACCAGGTCGGCCGTCTTGCTGATGGTGATGGCGTCATCGGCTGGCGTGCTTGACTCCAATGCCAGCGCCGAAGGCGTTACACCGACCGGTACCTGCAGGTCGTCCACCAGGGTGACCGCACCCCCCACTTTGATGGTAATATCGGCCGTGATTGAGCCTTCAACCGGCTCCTTGGGAGAAAATCCGGTGACCACGCCTGAGAATTCATATCCCCAGAAACCATTGTCTGATTCCACGGGGAAGATGAGCTGAAAACTGGTCCGCTCATTCAGCCCGAAAAGGTAAAGCAGGCCGGAATCCTGGTCGTGAGTGGGGTCTCCGGGATCGTATTCGACCGCAAAAGTGATCTCCCCGCCATCCCGGACAGAGGCCAGAAATTCACGAAAACCGCCAGGACTGTCATGATTGGTCACATCGATCGTATCTCTCGACATGTTCGGGCCGGAAATGTCTTTCATCTGGCCAATCTTGGTGAATGTTTCGACGGTTTCACCATCTCCGTAGGCCAGGATAGTCCCAAATGCTACATGTTCTTCCATATTTACACCTCTTTCCAACTGATTTGATAGTCCTGGCGCACGATGTGAATATCACTGGCCAGGTTGTAACCTTCGAACTCATTTTGAAGGGAAATAAATCCAATTTTTACCGATCCTACCTCGCCATGATACCCACTCAACACCAGGCGCACTGCCGCAGCCACCGCCCTCGCTTCATCGATGGAGCGGGAGTCAAAGGTGAAGGCGATCACCGGGGTAGAAATGCTGCTCTGTCCAGAGTGGTTGTAATTGCGCCCGGCTGATGTCACCTGGTATGCGGCTGCCGGTAGTTTGGCATCCTGCGGGATCTTTCCTGG